TGGCGTTGTTGTGACGGTGGGGGTTTAGGATGGATACGGCGATGTTCCATATACAGAACAAAACTTTTAAGCCTTTCACGGAACCAGGCAAAATAGATTCCTTCTGGCACCATGCCGTCCTGGAAAAAACTTATAAGCGAGATCATAAGCGAAACGCACTTAAACGGTGCAAATATGACCTGCTTTTCGGCAGAGGGATATTCAGGGCAAGGAGAATTTACAAAGACCCGAGGACCGGCGAGCGCCGTGAGACAATAGAATTGCATGATAACGGGTTTCATACCCAAACAACCAAAGGAGAGCAATCATGACAGACGAAAGACTGCGTTTTGACGAAGCGTATGAAGTAGCCCAGCAGGAAAACATTAACAGGATCCATGAGCAGGCTCTGACTGAGAATGAGCTTATCGACTGGTTGAGACTGACTGATTGTCGTGAATAAATAAGGAGAACCGAAAAAATGGAAAAACGTAAAGTACGAGACCTCGTAAAAGAACTTCGTGATGCAATACAGATGCAGTTACCAGAGGATGTTGAAGCGGTTATCAGTCTCGACATAAGGCTAAAAACAATGCCTGTTAAATCAGACGATAAACCAGCAGCCAATGATGTTGTGACGGATCAAACGGTTGAAACGGATCAAACAGAGCAAACAGCTGAAACAGAGCAAACAGCTGAAACAGAGCAAACGGAAAAACAGAAAATAGATATGGAAGGTCTGAGGGCCACCCTGAACGCGTTTGTAAAAACAGCCGGCAAGGAAGCCGCCTTCGCCCTGGTGGCAAAATACACAGGCGGCAGCAAGAACCCGGCAGATATCCCGCAGGATAAATACAATGATCTCATGGACGACATGTCAAAGGTTGAATTGGCGCCTGCCGGTGAAGCTGCATGAATAGCCGCAAAGTGGATAATCAGCACTCGGAAGTTGGCCCTTCCAGCATAGCCGATATTATCCTCTGCCCGGGTCGTGTGCGCATGCAAAGGGGGCTTGAAAACAAGAGCTCCTTTGCTGCCGCCCAGGGGACCGTCGCCCATAAGATCGGAGAGGACAAGCTCCAGGGTAAACGGTTCCCACCAAAGGGGGGCATGGTTACGGAAGACGGCCACGCTATAGATATAGATGATGAGATGATAGGCGCGGTTAAAATCTATATTGACCATATCAATGAGATCAGACAGGCAACAGGGCTTGCTTATGCAGCAGAGGGGATAGAGGTTTTCGGGGACATGTCCTGGCTTGGCATGCCGGAGGTTTTCGGCACTGCGGATTACGTCATGAGCATCCCATTCAAAACACTGTATGTCCGCGACTACAAGCACGGGGCAGGTGTCCAGGTAGATGTCGAGGACAACCCGCAGTTGATGACATATGCGCTGATCGCAGGCGGTGAAATGATAGAGACATACGATACGATTAATCTTGCGATCGTCCAGCCAAGGGGTGGCGGGGAGACAGTAAAGGTATGGGAGACCGAACCGGAAAGACTGATGACATGGGCTGAAGATGTCCTTAAACCAGCCGTCAGGCTTGCTCTTTCCAGCGATGCCCCCCTGGTCCCTGGTGAAAAGCAATGCAGGTGGTGCCGGGCACAAGGTATCTGCCCGGCCATAGCGAAGCAAGCTTTGCAAGTTGCACAGGCTGATTTTACAGACTTTTCAGACATCAGGCCCGATGAGGTGGTTGACGGCATCCCTATCGAAAAGGTCTTGCAGATTTACGAGCAACTCCCACTGCTTAAGACTTTTATAAAAGCGGTAGAGGGCAGGGTGTTCGGTGACCTTGAGGCAGGCAACCCGGTACCCGGGTATAAGTTGGTCCACGGCAGGGCTTCCAGGTCGTGGAAAAATGAGGATGCCGTGGTGGCCCTGCTGCGAAGCAAGAAAATCGAACCTTATGAATACAAAATATTGAGCCCGGCGAAAGTTGAAAAAGCCCTGGGCAAAAGTAAAAATGAGGTCTCTGACCTCATCCAGATTGACCTTGGGAGCCCTACGATTGCACGAGATGACGACCCAAGAAAAACGATATCAACAGCACAAGAAGACTTTGCAAACATTTAAAAATTAAAAGGATTAAACCATGACTGAAGCATTAAAAACCAAGATCGTTACGCCGGAAATTATCTGTTCATTCCCATATCTTTTCACCGTGTCCGACTATACTCAAAAGTATGGGCTCTCTATCCCCATTCCAAAAACAGACACAGATTCGATTGAAAAGATAAAAGTATGCATCTGCAACGCCGCCGAGAACAAGTGGGGTAAAAAGGCCAGGGTCGAGGTAGGGAAAAAGATTGAGAGCCCTCTCAGGGACGGAGACGCCGAGCGGGATGATGATGAAGTTTACAGTGGCACCGTATTTTTTTCAGCGAATTCAAACAAAAGGCCTGGCGTTGTTGATAAGGCACTGCAACCAATAATTTCCCCTGAGGATATTTATCCGGGGTGCATCATCAGGGCGAGTATCAATTTTTATGCCTATGATTTCAAGGGGAAAAAAGGGGTCGCCTGCGGACTGCAAAACGTCATGAAAGTCCGTGACGGTGAAGTTATCGGCGGAAGGTCACGTGCCGAAGATGATTTCGCAGATTACTCAGACACCTCGTTTGACACAGCATCCATGGACAAGGAAACAGAGCTTGTCTTTTGATTGAGTCCGAGAAAGATATCGAGCGATTTTTGATCAAGGCTGCCAAGGAGCTTGGCGGCCTTGCCATTAAAACAAACGCGACAAATCACAAGGGGTTGCCGGACCGGTTAATACTGCTGCCAGGTGGCAAGGTGGGGTTCTTGGAGATCAAAACGACAGGAAATAAACCCACAAAATTACAATCGTTTTGGCTGTCAGTTTTAACCGGTCTTGGTTTTTCTGCGACATGGGCAGATTCTAAAAAACAGGTCACTCAATTCTTGGATACTCTCAAAAATGCTTGATACTTGCCATTTACATCAATACCAACGTGATATTGCAAACTTCATCCTCCACCACCCCAACGCGTTAGTGATCGCTGAAATGGGCCTTGGGAAAACAGTGTCAACACTCATGCCGGTCAGATGGTTACAGCAAAACAAAGGGTGCGGGCCGGCGTTAATTCTTGCCCCGTTGAGGGTGGTTTATAATAGTTGGCCCGATGAACTTGCAAACTGGGCCCCTTTAACCGGGGCTACGCACCACATTATCCACGGTGAAGGGAAAACCCCATACCCCCCAAGGGTTGACTTTTATCTGAGCAATTATGAGTCTCTATCTTATATAATAGAAAAAAAGCTGTACAAACCTTGCGAAGTCCTGATCCTGGACGAATCAAGTCTTATCAAATCACACCAGACAAAGCGGTTTAAACTCCTCAAAAAAATACAAAAACATTTTAAACGGGTGATCCTGTTGACCGGTACCCCGTCACCGTCAGGACAGTTGACTGAACTGTTCACGCAAACGTTTATGCTTGACGGGGGGCGCAGTTTATCGCCGTCATACTGGCAATTTAAAAACAGGTATTACGAGAAACAAGACTTTATGGGATACGACTGGCAGTTAAGGCCGGGGGCAAAACAGGATATAGAACAAAAAATCTCACCGATGGTCATAACCCTTAAAGCAGAAGATTGGCTTAAACTCCCTCCCCTTATCAGGTCAACCGTGCATGTGGACCTGCCTGAAAAAGCAAAAGCAGTTTACATGGAAATGGAAAAAGAGTTCCTGGTTCTCCTGGACAACAACATTATAACTGCTGCCAATGCTGCGGTAATGTCATCCAAGTTGAGGCAGATCACTGCCGGCGGGATTTACAATGAGGATGGCGCATATACCATCCTCCACCAGGCCAAAATCGAAGCCCTGAACGAACTCACGGAAACAACGGACAGCAATGTCCTGTGTGCATTCCAATTCAAATTTGAAAAACCGCTCCTGCAAAGAACCTTCCCAAAAGCAGAATTTATTGACGGGTCAACCAGCGCTGCAGCATCAAGCCAAACGCTCAAACGCTGGAACCATGGGAAAATAAAACTCCTCTGCTGTCATCCGCAGTCTGTAGGCCACGGATTGAACATGCAGTCAGGCGGCAATGTCCTTGTCTGGCTGTCACCTGACTGGAGCCTTGAGCGCACCCAGCAGATGGACGCCAGGGTGTACCGGCAAGGGCAAAAAAACAAGGTCTTCATTTACACGATGGCCTGCAAGGAGACCATAGACAATACAATCATACAGGTCCTGGCTCGAAAAGGGGCAGGGCAAAACAGTCTTATCAACGCTCTTAAACAATACTCCACCCAAAAACGCAGGTGATATATGGCCCAACAATATTATAAGCAACATGCCCTGGCACTTTTCGACATGGGGTATAAGCCTATCCCTATACGCCCCAAAACGAAGATCCCGTTTATGGCCAAGGGTGAATCCTGGCAGGTCGATATCACACATGAGCAGGTCACCGCGTGGGCAAAGAACGGTAAAGGTGCCGGTGGCATCGGGTTGACTCATCTCGGCGGGATTGACTGCGATATAAAAAACGAAAAAGTTGCCGGTCTCATGATGGCATTTTTCAAGGAAAATTTTGACGGGGAATGCTTGTTCCGGATCGGCCAGGCACCTAAATTCCTTGTCCCGGTAAACAGCAAGTCAGAGATCCCCAAAAAATGGAAAAACACATGGTACGACAGGGAGGGGGTGAAGCATGAAATAGAGTTCCTGGCGCCAGGGGACCAATATTACCTTGGATATGGGATACACCCGGACACGCTTGCGCCGTTCACCTGGGTGGACGGGAAAGACTTGTTAAACGTCAAAGCCGGTGACCTCCTGGTTATGGATAGCCTGGACCTGGCTGCGGTTGAGGATGCGTTCGACAGGCTGGCAACTGAAAACGGATGGACGCGCGAAGCCCCGGAAGGCGGGATGCCAGCGCAGGGCAAACCCCGGAGGCAAACATCTTGTGTTGACCCCCTTGAAAATCTAAAGGTGCCAGGGGAGATGGCAGACCCGGCAGGGTTAGCAGAATTAGCTGCATGGGTTGATTTTTTGCCCCAGGACTACGTTGATGACTATGACCTATGGGTCTCCATAGGCGCTGCGATCCACCACGAGACGGCCGGGTCAGATGACGGGTGGATGTTATTCAACCGATGGTCCGGCAAGTCTGGGAAATATAAAGGAAAGGCTGAAACGGTAGCCAAGTGGGAGTCGTTTGAGCTTGGAAGAGGGCTGGCGTCAGGCGGCAACTGCTCTGCACGCGGGACTATTATTCACGCCCTGCAAGAGTGCGGCGCATGGAAGAAAGCCGAAAAAGCAGGGGACCAGGCCAGGGAAGATTCTTGCGGGTTAAACGCGTCAGTAGAGCAAAACCAAACGTGTGCGGATGCTATTGATGAATTGAATATGGACCATGCGGTGGTCATGGTCGGGGGCAAATGCCGGGTTATGAAGGAGGGCCGGGATCATGAAGGGAACAGGGATCTGTATTTCATGTCAGTACCTGATTTCAACCACAGATACGCCAATCAAAAAATTCCAAGCCCGAAAGACCCAAAAAAAAGACGGTGCATTTCTCAGGTATGGCTTGAGTCACCAAAAAGGAGAGAGTTCGACGGCGTCGTCTTTGAGCCCTCAAAGATTGACGTGCCAGGATATTACAACCTGTGGAAAGGATTATCGGTTCAACCGAAAAAGGGAGACTGGGCCCTATACCGTAGTCACATATACGACATTATTGCAGACGGTAGTAAGACCATGGGCGATTGGATTATTGCCTGGATGGCGAGGATCGTTCAAGACCCGGGAGGAAAAAGGCCTGGGACATCCATTGTGTTAAAGGGCGGGCAGGGTGCCGGCAAAGGCATCTTTGTGTGGTATTTCGGCAAGATTTTTGGTGAGAACTACCTGCCTGTCTCCCACGCTTCCCAGGTTGCCGGGCGGTTTAACTCCCACCTTAAAGACAAGATCATTGTCTTCATAGATGAAGGCTTCTGGGCCGGTGACAAGCGGGCTGAGGGGGTCTTAAAATCCATCATCACTGAGCCGTATGTCGCGATCGAGCAGAAAGGCATGGACATTATCAGGGTTAAAAACAATGTCAATTTGATCATGGCGTCAAATAACGACTGGGTTGTTCCGGCAAATATCCAGGAGCGCCGGTTTTGCGTCTTAGATGTCAACGGCAAGCGGCAACGGGATTATGGTTATTTCAATGCGATAGCGGCCCAGATGGATAACGGCGGAGTGGAAGCCATGCTCTATGACCTGCTCAAGATGGATATATCAGGGGTAAACCTGAAAAAGTTTGAGCAGACCAAGGGGCTTTGGGAGCAAAAAATACACACCATGCAGACCCATGAAATATACTGGCTCGAACGACTGATGGACGGCCAGATACTCTCTTACCTGGAGGACAACTCGTCATACGGGGACTTTTCAAGCCAGAATAAAGAGTGGGGGACAGTAAAATCCAATTTGCAACACGAGGACTATTTACGGTTTGCTGAAAAACAAAAAGAGCGGTTCCCAATGAACAGCACTCAATTTGGACTGTTTATAAAACGGGTTTGCCCAGGCGTTTTTAGAAGACAAGTGAGGAATTACAATAAAAGAATTTGGGTTAGAGAGTTCCCTGCCATAGGGGGCTGCCGTGAATGTTTTGAAAAATATGTAAATATGACAATAGATTGGGGTACAGACGAAAGAGATGATGCAATACCATTTTAATAGATTGTAACCACTTAGGTGGTTACACAACAAAATAGTGGTGCGCGATAACCGCTTGATATTATTGGATTGTAACCACGTCACTACTGTCACTGCATTTTTTGACAAAATTACCCACATTTTTTTTAGCCATATTTTTTTGTTTGTAAACGCTGAGGTCAAAATAAAAAGAACAATATTAATATTTAGTAGTGACAGTAATGACAGTGGTGACAAATAAGAAATATCAAATACTTACATGTCACTACTTTGTCACAACTGTCCTACCTAAGTGGGACCAGTAGGAACAACGAAAGGAGCATATTTTGAAAATCAAAGACGGTCACCAATTGGTTGACGTGTGCCACAAGGATTGCCCTAAAAGGAAGTGTTATTGGCCGAGGCCAGACCCCGGAGTCTTTGTCCAGGGCTGCGGGTACAAAACGCGCGGCAGTAAGCCATCAAAGGATTGGATTTGCGGCACCAGAGCAATACACGGATGCCCAGATGAGTTTTGAAACCTGTCACAGTAAACTCCCAGATAAAGGAACAGTATGAAAATATATGTCATGAAGTGCGGGTGCCGTCTGACACGTGAAGAGTTGATCCGGACAAAAAAAGGCAGTTACGGATGTCCTCATCATCCTCAATCCGGTACTAAATACATTGAACTGGATTGTATTGATTGCGGGAAAACGATGTTTTTAAGCCCAAAGAGTTTAACCGCGATCCGGTGCGAAAATTGCCGTGTTGAGAGGGTTAAATCCAGGCAGACAGTTGCAGATGCAAAACGGCGCAATCCTAATTATCGTAAAAACATTGAAAAGATTAAAGCGGCTGCGGTTGACGCCTGGGATTGCGTAAACCGTAGTGACTGTCTGACCCAAAACATGAATAACCTTCATGCTAAGGTTTTACCGTGCTATGGATGCAACCGATATCAATCCTCTCGTGCGGCTTAAAATAAATAATTCCCGACGTTTTTAGTGGTCTGGAAATACGCAGATATCAACCAAAGTATAAACGCTTTGAGAATGGGAAAAAGGACATGAATTAATGAATTGCCCAAAGTGCGGGTTTAAAATGGTGATTGACTCGTGGAATGGTTGGTTTTGGACTTGTTTTAATTGCGGACATGTAGGCCGCCAGGCGACGCACGAGGAAGCTGACAATAACGAAAAAGAAATGGAAGAATATTTCAATAAATCAAGAAAGGTGTTTGAGAGATGAAAAAATACATTTGTAGTGTGTGTGATGGAATACGGGATTGTGAATTTATTTATAATTACGATATTGATAATCCTATAGCTCCTGACTTGTGCCCGTTTGGTGTTAAACACGGTATGTGGGAACCTGAGATTGACGCTAACTGGCAAGAACTGCCAGAGTCAGATTATTTCGAGATGCGAGGGATACCTAAAAATTGCTCAAATAATTGCGATAATTGCAAAGACTCAAGCATTTTTGAGCAAAAACGCAAAGCTGCGACGCCTGAACCCGCGCCAACCGGCAACGGTAATTTTGTCCTTTTCGAAGTAATGAAAGACATTTGCGCCAGGGCCGATGCCGGGCAAAAAAAATATGGGACAATGCTGAGGACCGAAAACGGCCGTGACGCGTTAAATGATGCATTGCAAGAGGCTATTGACCTTGTTTTTTACCTCAAGCAAAAGATTATGGAGGATGGAAAATGAAGTTTGCAGAATATCAGGAAAAGGCTTTTTCTTTCTGCACCCCTGCTTGTTATACAAGAGCATATCTTGATCTTGGATATGTGTCAGAAATTGGCGAGCTTGCAGGAAAACTTGCTAAGCGGATCAGGGGTGATATCGTCACAGATACAGACATCATGCAAGAAATAGGTGACTGTTCTTGGATGGCTGCTGTAAGAGAGCGATTACAAGACCGCAAGCTTAACGATTGGAGGTGTTATCCGTACCAATTGACATCAGAGCTTGAAGGCATAAATGACTTGCTTAAAGTATCTGACTGTTCGTCTTTTTATGCAGTAAGATTGTTTTGTGAGTACCTCGGCTTTGATTTTAATGAGTGTTTGATGATGAATTTAGAGAAGCTATCAGACCGGCAAAAGCGTTGTGTTATACAAGGTAACGGTGACAACAGATGACAGAAATAGAGCGTGAAACCCTGTATTACGGACTTGAAAATATAAAAAAACGATTGGGCGTGTCACGTGACAAGGCCCGTGAATGGTGTATGGCTCAAAGAATACGTGCGATAAAGGACCCCAGTGGTGGGGTGTGGGTTATTAATGAAAGCACGATATCTGAGGACATTCGATGTTTGCCTGCAGCGTTGTCAGGGAGAGATATTGCCTCTATTGAGTAAATAAAACAAACGTCCAAAGCATTTTTTACTTTGTGTAAATGCTTTGGACGGTTTGATTACAGCCATCTTTAAAAACATGTCAATAACTAAATCCGTCTTTATCCGTCTTTATCAAGGGATTATCCGTCTTTATCCGTGGAAAGGTAAAAAGTCATGTTATTGACGAGGTATGACAGAAAAAGTTAGCAAATTAAATATTTGGTTCAAGCACTTCACGAATGAGGGGTGTTCTACGACGTTCCTGAACCGGATGGAGTCTGCAAGGTCAGCAGGGTATAAGGATAAAAACGAAGATTCTTTGCGTAACATAGGCTATCAAAACTTTATAAAACTATCCGACAAGATTGAAAAGTGGTTAAATGACGCCGGTTTATCCGAAAACGCCCTTCGCCTGAAAATGCTTTCACTCCTGGAAGCCGACGAAGCCAAACTCATCACCATCAATGGCGAAATAGACGAGGAGTCCCTACCTCCTGGCACCTCCCTGGTGTCATCGTCCAAGCAAATAAAGCTGAATGCATCCGGCAAAGAATATACCGAAATAAATAACATCATCTCAGTCACCGTGGCGAACAAAGAAATCCAGCGCCGGACCCTGGATATGGCCATGAAGGTCAAGGGGATGTACAAAAAAGACAACGAGCAGAAAAAGACGAAAGTAGACGTCAAGACCGAAAACAAGCTTGAACGGTCTGAAAGTGAGAAAGAGCAGCTTGCCCGCCTGGTGGATGCTGTTGAATCCGTCCTGATGGGGAGGTCTTGATATGAGTGATCCCCAGACGGCCTATTTTTTGCCATACCAAATTGCCTGGCTTCAGGACACGTCAAGGCGCAAGATTTGGGAAAAGTCCCGGCGGGTCGGGGCCACATACGTCCAGTCTTATGAAGATGTCAGGGATTGCATTAAAAATCCGGGATTGCCGGTCTGGTTTTCATCTGCGGACGAATCAGCAGCGAAAGAATACATCCTATATTGCTCCCAGTGGGCCAGGATTTTCAAGGAAGCCGGGCAAATACTTGCCATTGACGATGAAATTGTCGATGAAAAAAACGGCGTCAAGGCACTTGTGGTCAAGCTTGCCAACGGGTCAAGAATTCATGGTCTATCAAGCAACCCCACCGCTTTCCGGTCCAAGGGCGGCAAGATTGTCCTGGACGAGTTTGACTGGCACACAGACCAGAAAGGCATGTATGCGGCTGCCCGGCCTTGTGTGACCTGGGGCTATGATCTGCGTGTTTTGAGTACATACCAATCAGGCTCACAGCTGTATGCCCAGTTCGTCAAAGAAGCCAAAGCCGCCATGAAAAAAGGAGAAAGCCCCACCTTTTCCCTGCATACCACCGACATTTTCCAGGCGGTTGAAGACGGCCTGCTTGACCGTATCATGGGCAGGTGTACCACAGCAAAAGAGCGGGAAGACTGGATTGAGGAAGAGCGCCGGGCCTGCGGCGACAATGCAATCTGGGAACAAGAATACTGCTGCATCCCTGCCAGCGAAGGCGACGCATTTCTGCCCTGGGATCTGATCCGGCCTGTTGAAACCGATGAGGCCGGGCAACCCCACCTTACCGGTACCGGTGACTGTTACATGGGCATGGATATCGGCAGGCATAATGATTTGACAGTCATGTGGGTGGTAGAGCAGATGGGGGATATCTTTTGGACCCGGGAAGTGTCAAGGATGAAAGGTGCGTCGTTCGCTGCCCAGGATGATGAGATGGACAGATTGATTGCTCATTATAACATTCGGCGCACCTGCATGGATGAGACCGGCATGGGCGCCAAACCGGTTGAAGATGCGCAACGGCGGCACGGCCCCTATCGCGTTGAAGGTGTGACATTCACTTCGGCATCCAAACAGGAACTAGCCTTTGGTCTCAGGCGGAAATTTGAGGACCGGCAGGTTAGAATCCCCATGGATCAGAATATCAGACGGGCGCACCATGCCGTGAAAAAGAGCACCACCATTGCGGGTAATATCCGATTTGATGCCGAAAGAACCGCTGACGGTCATGCGGATGAATTCTGGGCCCATGCCCTGGCGCTTCATGCGGCCGGCGATCCTGCCGGGCCGGTGGAGTATAAATCAACCATGAAAAGACGTTTTGAAGGAAGAGGTGCATGGTAAATCTGTTTGACCAATTCGGACGCCCTGTCCAGCGCGAAAGTAAACAGCCCCTTAGACGCCCGTTGGCGGCTGCCCCCATTACCGACGCGTGGCGAGAGTATGTGGCATCCGGACTGACGCCGTCAAGGCTGGCAAATTTGTTCAAAGAGGCTGACACTGGAGATGTTAGAAGGCAGGCTGAACTGTTCGACCAGATTGAAGAAAGAGACGGACATATCGTAGGTGAGATCGGGAAGCGCAGGAACGTTATACTTGATGTTGATTTCCAAGTCACCCCGGCCACAGACGACACCAGAGACGTGAAGGTTGCCGAAGCGGTCGAAGAAATGATTGAGAATATCACCGATTGGGCTGATGTGCTGGTATCTCTTCAGGATGCCGTGGGAAAGGGATTTGCCGCCATGGAGATGAAGTGGGACGTTTCAGCGGGCCAGGCCATGGTTGAGCAGTTTAAATTCATCGAGCAGAAGCGTTTTATTTTTTATGATACCGCAGGGATCCTCTCTTCTATTCCACGGCTGATCACTGATGACGCCCCCATGGGGATAGATATTCCGGCATGGAAGGCGCTTTATCACAAATACGGCGGAAAATCAGGCCATGCAACCCGGTCCGGCCTATACCGCGTCTGTGCATGGTGGTATCTGTTTAAAAATTATTCAGTCAAAGACTGGATGATTTTCTGTGAAGTGTACGGCATGCCCCTGCGCCTTGGCAAGTATGACCCAGGTGCAAGCAGTGCCGACAGAGACGCGCTAGAATTGGCGGTGAGGACGCTTGGAAGCGATGCAGCAGGGATCATATCCAAATCAACAGAGATTGAATTTGTTCAGGCAAGCAAGGGAACATCTGGGGCCGACCTGTATAAGGATTTGTCGTCATTCGCAAACAAGGAAATTTCAAAGGCGCTTCTGGGTGGCACTCTGACCGCCGATGTGGACGGCAAAGGCAGCTATGCAGCAGCCAATACCCATAACGAGGTGCGACTTGATTTGCTTCGCTCGGATGCCAGGGCCATAGCCACAACCATTCGTGACCAACTTATTCGCCCATGGGTGGGGTTCAATTACGGATGGGATACGCCGGTGCCCAGATATGCCGGCCTGTTCGAAGAACCAGAAGACCTGAGAGCCAATGCAGATATCATAGACAAACTGTCAGACCGCATGGACATCCCGGTAAGCTGGGTCAGGACAAAGTTCTCTATTCCTGAGCCTGAAAAGGGTGAGGTTTGTATGAAACAGGGAATTAAATCCGCTTCACCTTCGCCTGAAGATAAAGTTTCAGCGTCTCTGCCTGCGCCAACGGAAGAGGATGACCCTATGTCGTCTTTTCTTTCCATGCTGAATAGAAAAGCAGCCCCAACCACAGAGCAGATGATTCAAACGGTCCGTGATTTGATGGAGCAGGCAGATTCCCTTGAATCGCTTCGCGGCGCCCTTTTGGATACCTGGAAGGATATGGACACCGAAACATTAGGTGTCTTGATGGCCCAGGCCATGAGCGCAGCAGAACTCCTTGGCAGGTACGAGGTGTCAAATGAATGACACACTGCGAATGTCATTCTTGAAAGGGCTTGCCTTTGATAATGCCATTGATTTTTTCAGGCACAAGCTCAACATGCCGTCTGAACATTGGGATGACCTGTGGAAGGAACAGCATGCCAAGGGTTTTATGGTGGCCGGCGCAATGAAAGCAGAGCTGCTCACGGACCTGCGGGCGGCTGTGGACAAGGCCATAGCCGACGGTGCCACAATAGACGATTTCCGCAAGGATTTTGATAAGCTCGTGTCTGATCACGGCTGGCAGTATAAGGGCGCCAGAAACTGGCGGTCAAATATAATTTATGACACCAACATCCGATGCGCTTACCAGGCTGGACGGTACCGGCAGATGACAGACCCGGACGTAACGGCGGAACGGCCATACCTGGAATACAGGCATTCAGATTCATCCGTAAACCCCAGGCCCCAGCATGTGGCTTGGGATGGCCTGATTCTGCCCCATGACGATCCCTGGTGGGACACCCATTACCCGCCCAACGGATATGGATGTAAATGCAAAGTCGTGACCATGTCCAGGCGGGATCTGGAAAGAATGGGAAAAGACGGCCCGGACCAGGCCCCGGAAATTGAATACCGGGACTGGACGGACCGTGACGGCAATTCACATCAGGTGCCAATGGGCATTGACCCGGGTTGGGATTACAACGTGGGGCAGGCGTCGCAGCATTCGTTCAAGGTGCTGGCGGATAAGTTCGAGACACTGCCAAACACCATCGCAAGGAAATGGATGGGGGAGTATCTCCATGGGCCGGTATTCAGACACTTCTTTGAAACCGCCGCGGTGGATGTTTTCCCGGTTGCGGTGCTCAAGGACTCAGATATGGCTGCCCTGGGAACGAAGGGTCAAACGGTTTGGCTGTCGAAAGAAACCTTGGAAATCCACAAAAAAAAGCATCCGGAATTAGCCATTGATGACTATCGGCTGATCCCCGAAATATTGGATCAAGGTGAGGTTTACAGGCAGAAAGAGACGCATATGATCTATTTGAAAATCGGGGGCCGGTTCTACAGGGCCGCTTTAAAACGCACAAAAGATGGCCGGGAAAACTACTTTTTGACGTTGTTTACAACCAGTGAAGCGGATTTGAGCGGATTTGAGCGGATTTGAGCGGATTTGAGCGGATTTGAGCGGATTTGAGCGTATTTGAGGGATAAGATAGAAAAGCAAGCGCAGGGGCGGCACTCCCCACTGCCTCATCAACGGCCGGAACCGAAGGGCAGGTTAGCCATGGACCGCTTGCCTTAAGTAAAAAATTATCAAACCAATGGGACGAAGTCAATGCACAAGATTCTTCATTTAATAGCAAAAATAGATAAAGACGGCTCCAAGTGCCCCAAGTGGATGCTCTTGTTCAAGGCAGGACTTGGCAAGCTGAGCGACGGGGTCGAGTTCCTCATTGATGAGACGGCATTTACCTTGATCAAGGCTTTCATCAATGCCAGAGGAAACGAAGTCCACTTTGATTATGAACATGCATCCCTTGAAAAAGCGGCTGCCCCGGCTTCCGGTTGGATAAAGGAACTGACATGGGATGCCGGTGTGGGTATCAAGGCCAGGGTCGAGTGGACGGACAAAGCATCAGAGTACATTGAAAATAGAGAGTACCGGTACTTTTCGCCGGTTTTTTATATACGGAAGTCGGATAAACGGGTGTGTGGTCTTGACAGTGTGGCCCTGACCAATCGCCCCAGAACGACCAACTTAACCCCGATCCTGGCAAAACTGTCAGCTGAAGCGGGGTTTCACGAGGAGACTACTATGGATAGAAAACAGTTGATCGCCGCGCTGGGGCTCGAAGCCAACGCAACAGATGCGGACATCATGACGGCTATCGCCAAGGCAGGTGTCAAGCTGCCAGAGGCTATACCGGAAACAAAAGAAGTGATCCCAAAGGCGGTTACCGCAGCCCTGGACCTCAAGGAAACAGACGGGGAGTCCGTGGTGGTGGCATCCATCCACGCCCTGAAACAGTACGACAAAACAGCTGTATCCAGAGAAGAGTTCCTTCGGCTGGAAAATGAGCTGAAGCAACGGGATGCCGCTGAAGCTGTTGCCGCTGCCCTGGCAAAGGGTAAAATCACCCCGGAACAGACAGAGTGGGCCAAAGGGTACGCGGCATCTGATCTTAATGGTTTCAACGCATTTGTGGCCAAAGCGCCACAGGTGATACCGGTTGGTGATTTGCCGGGTAGAACCAAGACACAGGCACCGGCGGCAGGTGAAATAACAGATACGGATCTGGAGATAGCCGCCATGATGGATATTTCCATCGAAGATCTGAAAAAGTACGGAATGGAGGTAACAAATGGCTGATAGAAATACAGCATTCATGGCCCTGGAAATGACCGGGTACCATGTAAAAGGCTCAACATCCATTGAAGCAGGCAAAATGGTGGCCCTGGATTCCACCGGATATGCCGTCCCCGCAGCTGATACCGCAGGCCATATTGTTGTTGGCGTTGCGGATGAAGCGGTGGACAATTCCAGCGGCTCAAATGGGGATGAATTCGTTCGGGTCCGGCGCGGCAAGGCGTTTCTGCTTGACAACGACACAACGAACACCATTGTTCAGGCCGATATCGGCAAGACAGTTTATGTAAAAGATGCAGAAACCGTGGACAATGACGGCGGAACGAACGCAATTGTTGCCGGACGCTGTCTCGGCATAGAGACAGCCGGGGTGTGGGTGGAGATCGGCGGGCCGTCGGACCGGGTATCCGCTGTTGTGGGCCGATATGTGGCCATTGCCGACCCAGGGGCTTCCGGAGCCATCCCGGTGACGGAGGTAGGCGTATGTGCCGTTACCACGGCCGCAGCCGAAACCAGAACCCTTGCCGACCCGGCCCATATCGGGGATATCGTGACCATCACCTTGGATGTGGATGGAGGGAACTGCGTTATTACCGCAGCTTCCGGCATCAACAACACCGGAAACAACACCATCACCATGGCAGACGCCGGGGATACGCTGTCTCTTGTCGCTACTCAGGTCGCCGGGGATTTGGTGTGGCGGGTACTGGCCAATGATGGCGCAGTGCTTTCAACCGTAGCTTAATATTAATTATTTGGAGAACCAGACATGTTGATAAATAAATCAACCATTTCATCTGTGTTTGTCAATCTGAAGGCTTCCTTTAACCGGGCCTTTGCAGAGACAGAAACCACCTGGCAAAAGATTGCCATGCGCGTTCCATCCAGCACCAGGCAAGAGGATTACGCCTGGCTTAGCAATTTTCCGAAGATGCGCCAATGGATCGGGGAAAAGGCGATCAAGTCTCTGGCCGCCTTCAAGTACAGCATCGTCAACAATGACTTTGAGGCCACCGTTGAGGTGGATCGCAACGACGTTGAAGACGACACCCTTGGAATTTACGGCCCACAGGCGCAAATGGCAGGAGTTGCAGCAAAAGAGCTGCCGGACGAATTGATTTCAGAGATTGTGAACGGCATTTTTGAAAATACCTGCTATGACGGCAAGCCTTTTTGCGCAACGAACCATCCGGTGATCAATCCCTCCACCGGCAAGGCGGCCAGTGTCAGCAACAAGGGTACGGTTGCGCTTTCCAACGCCACGACCGCAGCAGCAAACGCGTCATTTGGTGCTGCTCGGTTGGCTATGCGCAAATTCAAGGATGACGAAGGCAGGAATTTGAATATCAAACCATCCATCCTGCTGGTGCCGCCTGCTCTGGAGGTTGTTGCTACCATGCTTATGACAAATGATAAGCTGGTCGATGAATCCCCGAACCCCTATCGCGGCATGGCAACGGTGGTGGTGGATGCCAGGCTGACATCCGATACGGCATGGTATCTTTTGGATGTTTCCAGACCGGTCAAGCCCTTCATCTATCAGGAACGAAAGAAACCGGTATTTGTCCAGCAGACCGACCCGCAGTCGGAAGATGTCTTTAACCGGAAGAAGTTCAAATTCGGTGTCGAGGCCAGGGCAGCAGCCGGTTATGGTTTCTGGCAGCTTTGTTACGGGTCTACGGGAGCTGGAGAATAGGATAAATAATCATGGCCTATTGCACACTGTCGGATATCCTGGAACAGATCCCGGAACATGAACTGATGGCCCTGACCGATGATGACGGTGTTGATGCGGTTGATACCTCTGTGACGGACAGGGCCATTGCTGACGCTGACGCTGAAATAGACGGGTATTGCGGGAAGCGGTATGCCGTGCCGTTTCCCGCTACCCCGGTTATTCTGCGCAAGATTTCAGTGGACATCGTCATCTATAACCTGTTTGCCAGGCGTCAGGGGGCCCCGGATGACCGCAGAACCAGGTATAAGGACGCTGTCAACTTCCTTGAAGGGGTTGCAAAGGGCCTGGTCTCACTGGGGGTCGAAGACCCGGATTCAACCCTTCCGGAAACCGGTAAACCACGGATCACCAGCAGCGACCGAGTTTTTTCACGGTCAACCATGGCGGGGTTTTAATGACTAAACCGCTGATTACCATAGAGATTGACGCCGATGAAATAACGGAAGCGCTCTCCGCCATCCAAGGGCGATTTCGGGACATGACGCCGGCATTCAAGAATATCGGCGAATACATGGTCCGGGAGCGTGAGAAGCTGTTCAAGGAAGAACGGTCACCGGCCGGAGTGCCATGGAAAAAGTTGAGCCCGGCCTATGCCAAGCGAAAAAAGAACAAGAAGATACTGACCCTCATGAACCATTTACGCCGGACGGTATACGCGGCAGGTGAAGACCAGGTAGTCATCAGTCCGGATAAAACCAGCAGTGAATATGCCGCAATCCATCATTTCGGTGGCCGGGCAGGCAGAGGAAAGAAAGCCCTCATCCCGGCCCGCCCCCACCTTGGGGTAAGCGAGGAGAACCGGCGGGAGTTTGTCGAAATAATTAGAGACCACTTGCTTAAGGCAATATCATGACCCACGAATTTGAACAATTGGAAGATGCTGCCCTGGCTGCCCTGGCCCCCCTGAAAACCGCTGTGGGGATACGGACCATTGAGCCATACGCAGGCCAGCTGGAGGTTGACGACATACATAGAATCACCATCCGGTTTCCCTGCGTGTATGTGATAGCAGACGGCATGAAAGTCAGCCGGCGCAATAACGCGGAAGAGTGTGTGATATCCATGATGCTGTTGATCGGGGATAAGAATTACCGGAGCAATCAGGCGGCTGCCCGTGGGGATGCATCGACCCCTGGCGTTTACGAGATACTGAAAGCGGCCCGGGATGTCTTGCACAGGAAAAAATTGTTGCCCTTATGGGTGCCCGCCGTCCTGATATCCGAAGAGCCACAGGTATATCAACCTGTGAATGGATTATGCCTGTATACGGCGGTGTACGAGGTCCGGATACATAGAAAATTATAACGGAGACATATTATGTTAGCTCATAGCACGAACAATTATTTATATGGCAAAGGGATTCTTTATTTTAAAGCTGCCGGTGGCGGCGGATACCATGACTTCGGGAATGTGCCCTCCTTCGGGATCACCGTTGGCGTTGAGACCAGCGAACACTATAGTTCCCGCTTTGGTACGAAAGAAAAAGATAAAAAGATCGCGACTGAAAAAACCGCGACAGCGTCCTTCACGCTGGAAGAGATCAATGCTGAAAACCTGAACATTGCCTTTTTAGGTGATGGTGTGAAGTCCGCGTCTCAGGTTGCCGGAACAATCGACGCAGCAGCAACCCCAGTGGCGGATGATCTGTATATCAGCTTGGGAAAAACAGATCTCTACTTGAGCCGGTTGTCTCATGGCACAGTTACAAATGGGCCGTTTGACGTTGGAGAAACAGTGACGGGCGGGACCAGTGCGGCGACCGGCAAGGTCGCATGGGTCGGGTCCGGGTTCATCGAAGTTGTCAGTGTATCCGGGACATTCCAGGTCGCCGAAACAATTACCGGCGGTACGTCAACGGGTTCTGCTGCTGTGTCGAATATAGAAACGGCAAAGGATGTGGTTGTGGTTGATGCAGCCTCCCCCACCACCAGATACACGCTGGGTGAGGATTATGACGTGGATGTTGTGGGCGGGTTGCTACGGAAACGGTCTGATGGCGATATTACCGGGTCAAGTGTGTATGTCAGCGCGGATTATTCGCTGAAATCGAATAAATATATCCGGGCATTGGCCAACTCTGAAATTCGCGGTGAACTGCTGTTTGTCGGCAATCCGGACTATGGCCAGCGGTGGCAGGTTCAGGGGTGGGATGTGTCGCTGACGGTTGGCGGGGATTTGCCATTGATCAGTGACGATATTGCCCAGCTCAGCATGTCCGCGGAATTCCTGTCCGACAGAACCAACCATCCGGACGAACCGTTCTTCCGGGCCACACAGGCCGGTTAACATAAAGGATTAAGATGAAGAGAAAAAAAACAATCACAGTTGGGGATCTGGAAATCACAGCGCTGGAACTGACCGTTGCCCAAGTCAGGGATTTGATGGAAGAGTTCTCCACGGTGAAACCAAATATCATGGATTTATTGTTCCCTGATAACCTGCCGGCTATTGTCATTTCTGAGAGTACCGGGATTTCTATCCAAAAACTTGAAGACGATTTTTCCCCGTCAGAACTGCATCAGATTATTGAGGCGGTGGAGACTCTGAACCCTTTTTTTGTCAACATGATGACCCGGTTAAAAACGCTCGGTCAGGGTCTTTTGAAAGAGAAAAAGAACGGGAATCTCTTGAAAGAGTCTGCTGTAAACTGATCACCCGTGGGCATGCCAGGGTGTGGGAATACGGGTGGAGTTTCTTTAAAACCGCGATTAACGTCGTCGTCGAAGAGGAGCAACAAAAAAGGCAATGATTGCCGCGACAAACACTATTATTCCCATACCCATGGAGATGTTGACTGCCCATTGCAATAAAACCGCATTGACTTTTTCGGCATGATCCAGGGGGGAGACCACCTGGATCACAACCATGGTGATGATATATGCCGTGAACGTGACGGCTGCAACGGCGGCCAGGATTTCTTTTTTTGTGGATTGAAACATTGGTAAATTATAAAATCAAGCACATGGGATGTCAAAATAAATGAGCAACAATATTGATATCAAAATCAAAGCCAAGACCGAGGGCATCGCAGAAATTGAAAAGCTGAAAAATCAGTTGTCCGACCTGGGGAAAATAGAGTCTTTCAAAAAACTTAAAAAAGATATTCAGAGCACGGAGGAAGCTTGGCAATCCGCACAGGAGAAGGTGTCTGCCTTGGCAAAGGAACTTGCCCAGGCAGAGGGGCCCACAAAAAATCTTTCCACACAATTCAATGCAGCTAAAAAAGAAGCCGGAGAACTTAAAGACCGTTTTATAAGCCAGCAAAAAGCCCTGCATGAACTTAGAAACACCCTCCAAGAGTCGGAAATTAATACAAAAAATCTGAATTCTGAACAAAAAAAATTAGCATCATCTATTGAAAAAACTCGGGAAGAAATACGTGAAGCGTCTCAGATCGAAATAGCAAAAGGCATCTTTAATGTTAAAACATATAAAGAGGTCAACAAGGAGATTGAAGACCTCGAAAAGGCGTATGAATCCTTAGAGAAATCAGGTGTTTTGAATGCAAATGAGTTATCGAAGGCATATAAGACACTGAAACAAAAAACAAGCGATTTAAGGGATGAGACAAATAAATATGGAGATGCGCTTAGCAGCACAAGCAAAATATCAAAAGGGTTTATCGCTGCATTAGCTGTTGCCGCTATTGCAGCGATCGGGGCGGCCTTTGTAAAAGTATCCGAAGCGTTATTCGAGACAGGAACACAGCTACAGGCGCTTAATCTGGCATACAAGACAATTTTCGAAACATCCCAAAGAGCCCATGAGGAGTTTGAGTTTTTACGGCAGACTGCAAATGATCTGGGGCTTGAATTTTACTCTACTGCGGAGGCTTATAAAGCTCTTGCCGCGGCAGCAAATGGAACAGCCCTGAAAGGCGATGGAGTACGAAAGGTTTTTGTAGGTATCTCAGAAGCGTCAACCGCACTAGGGCTTTCAGCAGAAAGTGCCGAAGGGGTTCTAAGATCTGTCAGCCAAATGATGGGAAAGGGCAAAGTGTCTGCCGAAGAATTACGGCAGCAGATGGGGGAACATCTCCCTGGGGCTTTTAATCTTGCCGCAGAGTCCATGGGGTTGACCACCCAGGAGTTTGACAAGCTGATGTCCGAAGGGCAAATCTTCACTGAAGATTTTTTGCCGCGCTTCGCGGACGTATTGCATGAAAAGTTTTCAAAAGCATCAGAAGATGCCGCCGGCACCGCACAGGCGTCTTTCAATCAGTTTAAGACGGCATGGACAGACCTAAAAAATGAGATGGCGGATTCAGGGTTCCTGGAAGGTGTTTCTAATGCCTTTAAGAACTTGACATCCGAATTGAGCAAGCCCGAAACCATTGCCATGGCTAAACAGCTTGGCGAAGCAATGGGCACAGTGATTGAGTGGTCTGCACAAGGCGTTGGTAAGTTTACAGAATTTGCGCTTGCATCCAGTCAATTCAGCGAAGGCATTAAATTGGTGAATGAGGGCCTGATTGATTACAAGGAGTTCGTTGGGTCGGACTTCACAGAACGGCAAAGCTTAATTGATGAGGCCCTGAAAAAATCCGGCACTGTGACTGAAGAATTTGCGCAAACATTAGAAACCAAATTAAAGCAAAAATTAAAAGATGTATCCGAAGAGACAGGCGTTACCAGTAAGTCCATGGACGATTTGGAAGCCGCCGTTGCCTCCGGTGCCATTGTTTTTGATGAGGCTTCCGGCACATGGGTAGGCGCTGAAAAAAAGAAACAAGACGCCATCAAAGAGACATTGAACGCAGCCAGGGATGCAGCGACGCAAATTAGTGTAACCCAAACTGAGATGATTGGTCTGATCGAACAATCATCAACGGCAATGATTGACAAAATCAAAGAAAGCGCTGAACAAGGTAAGTTGACTGAAAGCGAAGCAGCAAAGCAGATCGTCGCAATCAATCAAGAAAAGTATGAACAAATCCTCTCTTTTGCTGAAGAGAAGTTAGCAAATGTTAAGGAGTTGTATGGTGAAGATAGCCAGGCATATAAAACGACATCAGCAGAAGTTGAAGAGATAGCCAAGGAATTAAAAGAGTACAAAATAAAGGCGATTAAAGACGTTACATCAGCGTTGAAATCCGAGTTAAGCCAACAGCTTGCTGAAGAAAAACAACTGAATAATGAATTAACCTCTCTGCGGGACAAGCTTGTGTCTGATCAAGAGTCCCGGGCGGATGACATCCGGGCAATCCGTCAAGGCAGCATGACGGATGCTGAAAAACAAGCTGATCTTGAATCCCAGGCCTATGAAAAAATTACAAAAGCAAACGATGCTTTAAAGCAAGGGAATTACGAACGCGCAGAAGATTACGCCAAGCAAGCGAAAAGTATCGCAAAGGGCTTGGAGGATGAGGATGAAGCGGTCCGCCTCGTTGAAGAATCCTGGAATGTTATAAGTACGAGTACCAAGGAACAGGAAACAGAAAAAAGGGCTGAATTAGATAAAACAATATCAAAAATTAAAGAGTTGACTGCAGAGATACAAAAAATTGAGTCAAGTAAAGAGATTGAGATCAAGGCAGAAACAGATCAGGCCCAGGCAAAATTAGATGCAGTGCGAGAAACGCTTGATGGCATCCAGAGCAAAACAATTACGGTGACGACAATTCAAAAAACTGTATCTAAGTCTTCTTCTTCCGGGTCCGATGGCGGGGAGGGTTACGCCCGGGGCGGGAATTTACCCGGGTATGGGGGCGGTGATGTCATACCGGCCATGCTGGAGCCCGGCGAATGGGTTATCCGGAAAGAGGCTGTGAAAAAATACGGCAATACGTTTTTAGCCCGGTTAAATGCCGGGCTTTTGGGTTTTAAGGCCGGGGGGATAATTCCCTCTCTTGCTGGGGTGAAGGGGTATAGCACGGGCGGTTCTGTCAGCGCAGATGCATACCCGGAGGACATTCAAAGCTTGATCGAAAAATTTTATGAATTTTTGAATGAGAACGTTAAAAGTATGTCTGTCACGACCAAGAATATTTCTTCTTTTTGGCGATATCGTGGGTTGCGGTCTTATGATTATAATGACTGGTTTACGGATGGTTCTGAAAGGCCTGACATGGACGAGGCAGAGGATTTAATTTCAGCATACCAGGCTGCTGCCTCGAAAGCAAGCGGTGGTCCTGGTGTTTTGTCAAAGAAGCTTACCGCATTTCTCGAAAAGCTTCAAAATGCCGGGCTCAATATCGGCAACTCCGACGCATGGCCAAAGTTCCAGTTCGGCGGACTCGTTGACAGCATGTCCAAACCAAACTTTTCAATTCCCAATATCCCCAGTATTCCCAATATCGCAGGCATTGGCGGGATAGGTGGAGACACGGCCCGAACGGTGAACCACTCAGTGACGCTAAACATCAATGGCAACACTGTCGGCCCCTTATCAGGGGACCAGGCCACTATCGGGGATTTCATATCTCAACTTAAAAAAGCGCAAAGGGTTACATAATGTTTTTAGATACGGTTGAACTGCCGGACGATCTGGAGTGGGTGGACGAATTTACCTGGACCCCCATCGCTCAAAATGTCGAATACGGGGCGACCGGGGCGCTATTCATCCAGGAATCCGAAAGACAAGCCGGGCGAACGATTACTTTGCAGGGTGAGGAGGACATGTGCTGGGTTACCAGGGAAACGGTTTTGGCCCTGCGATCCCTTTATGTGCAAGCGGATAAGGAGATGACGCTTACGCTTGAAGACGAAAGAACTTTCCAGGTTCGGTTTTACCATTCCGGGACCCCGGTTGATGTAAGCCCGGTTGCGAAGGGCGCTTTTTACAGCGATGGAGACTATTACAAAATCAATTCAATTAAATTGATAGAGGTATAAAAATTGGCAGACATTTCAAAAGACCAGATAAAGTTAATGGCATCCGAAGTTCTTGCCGACACGGAAGACGGCGGCGGGCAGATGACATCCAATGAAATTGTGGATGGTGCCGTAAACAACCTTTTCCCGGACATTTCCAGACTGGACAGAACGTATGGTAGGGTAAGTCTGCGGAAGGCTTATATGTCCGTCCAGACAGACGACAGGGCCACTTATTACGGCGCGCATGTCGCCTTGACAGAGCAGGCCACAGACCCGTTGGTAAGTACCACTCTTTTTACCACTGAGGACTGGTTTGATACGAGAGATAATTGCCGGGACCGTATTGAAAGCTATCTTGCAAAAGGCCCGCAGTATCTTGTCGCTCTTTTTGGCAATCATTACCGGGGTACAAAATCACTTATGTTTTTTGGGCATACTGGCATTTCTGCCCCCGAAATAGGTGATACCCTTGTATTAAGCGATGATGAGAATGAGCAATATGTAAGGGTTGTGGATGCCTCCAAAGAGGCTATGGCTTTCATGGATGACGTCGGAGGCACCTTTTCAAAAGATGTTGTTACAGTTGAGATTGGGAGCGGCCTTGAGTCCGATTTCGAGGGGCTCACTGCATCAAAGAGTATCTCTTTTACAACTTTGGAAACAACGATTTTGACCACGGTGGTTGCCGATGCTTCAAATTATTACAGTATCACAAAGCTTGCTGATGCGGCCTCGACCGGGGAGCTTAGTGTAAAGGTTGATTCAATTTATGCCAATATTGTTCCATCGTCAAAAACCCAGACAGCCATTACGGATTTTGGGGTAGGTATGGTAAGGCCGGCCATGGTCTCAACCGGGGATAGTACCTACAGTATAAACTCATCTTTGAATCTTGATGGCACCACTGTCTTAGGTTACGATATTTCCCCTGGCTCATTGTCTTTCTCAGGTGGTGGCGTGTCAATTGCGGATAACGGCAACGGGACGATAAAAAACACTCTATCAGGGTCGATTGTCGGCGCTATTGCTTATGAGAACGGCACCCTCACCTTGGACGGCTCTTTAGGGACAACTGTTATATCCGGCACCTATAGTTTTACCCCGGCAGTGGCTTATGGTCTGCCGACCTGTACAGGTAGTATAGACGTCTCCAGTAATAACCGGGGATATGTTTATGTATTTAACTGTATCCCGTCCCCGAAGGCTGGCACCTTACGTGTGGATTATATGGCCGAAGGCAAATGGTACACGATGTCTGATATCGGGCTTGGTGTTTTATCAGGATCGGACTCAACTATAGGCACAGGGCTGGTTAACCTTACCACAGGGTCAGTATCTCTGACGTTGGGATCCCAACCTGATGCCGATAGTTCAATCCTGCTCTATTGGGGTACTGAGATTCAGGTGGATGAACTACCGGAGTATGAAGGTAACGGTGCAATTAATTGCAAAGTTCCGTTCGCTCTTGAAACATCCCCCGGGATTGGCTCGTTACATATCGGCTGGGTTGTTGGGAGTGACTCCTATTATGTGGAGGCCAAAGTTGACGGGAATTTTGATTTTTACAAGAATGATACCCTGGTAGATACGGATGTGGGCCGTATTGACTATGTAACCCAAGAGGGGTGGTTTGCCCCGCCCGTTACCCTAAACGAGGGCACAGTGCTTTCGGTATCTTATGTGGATGCAGGTACTTCCAAGGTTACAGAAAGCATTACTGCGGATGGCACCGACGAACTGACTACCCGACTCAACAATACAGAACCTATATTGCCTGGAAGTGTGATAGCCCACATGACCTTTACAATTGTGGCTGAGTCGGTGCCTGATTGGGGTACCATTACATCCTATCAGGTAGAACCAGGCTACGAGCAAATATATGTGTCATTGGCTGATAACGGGAATGGTACTCTTACAGGTAGTTCAAATGGGATAACCGGTACAATTGATTATGACACAGGCGATATCTCTATAGAAACCACGATATATACTCTTGCAAGATTTTTAAAAACGCAGACACTGGCAGTATCAGATATTACTTATGGAAGTGTGGCTTATGAAAGAAATTACGAAAGTCTTGTTGAATTGAATAGGACTTACACCGTATCAGCCGGGGTAGGCATATCCGTGGAGTATCTCACAGATGCGACAACCACCGAGTACAATGAGTCGCTTACGGCAGTACCGGTTTATAAAATAGATGTTCCAAATAACTCCTTTATTATTCCAGGCTCTATTTGGGCCACAATAGAAAGTTTAGGGGACATTTATGATGATTCCCAGGGTAACATCAAGAACGTTTCAACCGGGGTCACCATAGGGTCAATCAATTATAACACCGGGGAGATTTCAATTCTTTCAGAAATGGAAGACATTACAAAAAACAGGTCGTGTGCCATAACGGCAGGATCAGCGGCCTTTGATTTGGAAGAAAGAACCGCTTGGCGTTTCCGGTGCCCGGGCTCACCTATTACCCCCGGCAGTTTCACCATTCAAGCCACGTCAAAAGAGGGGGCCATTCTAAGTGCAACAGCGGATTTTGACGGGAATGTTTTAGGGGATAAGATAAATGGTGAGATTGACTATCAAACAGGTGTTGTGAAATTGGCGTTCGGGGAATGGCTGGTGGCCAGTGAACATACGGGTGAAGACTGGCTCACATATGCCCCCACAGATGATGCAGGTAACGCTTATAAGTTTGAATATGTTCTACCCTCAACTATTGTGATGAACTGTGTCATAGAATCATATCTGCCACTGGATGCCGATCTTTTGGGCCTGGATACGGTAAGGCTGCCCATGGATGGCAGAGTGCCTGCTTTCCGGGATGGTTACATCGTCTTAATCCACCATACCCAGACAGAAGTGGCGGGCACACCGACAGCCGGGCAGGTTGTGACCTTGTCGCGACAAAACGTAAACCTGATTGAACTTTATGACAATGACGGGGTTTACGTTACAGAAACAGGCAATTATTCCAGCGATCTCACAGACGGGACAATTACCTTTGAAGACCCGTTGGACTTGTCTGCCTACGCAAGCCCATTTCATGCTATTACCCGAATTGAGGATATGGTCATTGCCACAGATGTGCAGATCACCGGCCACATAGCCGTTTCCCAGCCGTTACAGCATGATTATCCGGCAGATGAAACCCTGGTGTCCGGGGTTCTCCCGATTGGTGATGTCCAGGCCAGAATTTACAATGAGTTTACGGATTCAAGCTGGGGTAATGTGTGGCAGGATACCCGGAAATACAGCCCGACAACGGCGCAGTACGATCTTGTGAATTATCCGATTATTGTAACCAACCGGGGGTCGGTACGGGAAAGGTTTGCCTGTATATTCACCAGTACCTCTGTAGTCAATGTGGTGGGGGAACATTTAGGTGTGATTCTTTCTGGAGCCCCCATAGGTGGGGATATAAGCCCGATTAATCCAGCCAGCGGCCAGCCTTATTTCACCATAAGAAAAGAAGGTTGGGGGTCAGGGTGGGCGACCGGGCAGGTTCTTAGATTTAACTCAGACGCCGGGAATTATCCCATTTGGTTTTGCCGGACAACACAGCAGGGTCCCGCCACTGAAAATAACGATCATTATTGCATTCAAATAAGAGGAGATGCTTCATAATGGGAATCAGTATTTTAAGAACGCATTTAGACCCGGGTGCCCCGGTGGTATTCCCGGCAGATGGAAGCCTGCTTGACATGTTAAAAGCAGTGCTTGTAACTGGGTTTGGGAGTTTTCCAGGGCTTGGGTGGACCCTTGAGTTTGAACAGGTCAGAAGCAAGATTGTTTTCCGGAATAAGGGAACAGAAATGTTTGTCCGATTTGAACATAATGCCACGGATAGAGCTGCATATGTGAAGGCGTATGAATCAATGAGTTCTATTGATTCTGGGCTTTTTGTGTGCCCCGATCCGTCAAAAGAAACGGCCGGGAGGTATTTCCAAGTTAGAACCGGATATACTGGTTGCCCCACGGGTATAGCCGTGCCTTGGATGGTGCTTGGTGATGATAAAGGGGTGTGGGTAGGGCTTAATCCATTATATATTCAGTATGGTGCAGGTACGACAGTTTCAAACTGTTGGAGGTTTGTGTATATAGGGGATTACATTCCTTATGACCCTACCAATGTGAATTACAACTTTTGTTTGATGCAAGATAACCGGGCAGAGGCACACCCATTTGGAACATGGGCGGTACAAACATTTACCGCCCAAGCATCTCATTATCATGCTATGAGATTGCCAAACCTCACAAGCGGGGCGGTGGTTCTTGGTATGTCCTCTGGCACGCAATATAATACTAACTCCCTTGGTGCTGGGGATAACATTAGTGTGGCATCCGACATGGTACAGCACACCTCCATACCTGAGATTCATTCAGGTGGTTTATTATTGGGTAGACTTCCCGGTTTGAAAAATTCATTATCAAAGCAAGGTAATAACGGGGCAAATATTAGCACTGTGGCTGATTTGCAGCTATACAAGCCAGAAATGTGCTTTGATTATGGTGATTACAAAGAGCATTTTTATTTAACAATGTATTCGCTGACCTACCCAAACGTTAATCCAGCCTATTTTGTTTTAACAGAAGGAAAGGGCTTTAGAAATGTCATATAATCCCATTAAGACAGTAGCGGGTATTCCCGAGCCAGTTCCTGTAAAATGCAGGATCGCCGGGCAAGCAGAGGTAGTTGATTCTCTGGTCAAACGGGTAGTTCTTTTTGATCGCAGAAACATGGAACTCCTTGCCGTGAGAAACGTAACTCCCGACCATACCTGGGAGCTTTTTTCACCGGACAGGGGTGATGGTAATCACTTACTTATAGGACTTGATGAGGGTGGTAATTTTAACATAAGTGGGTTTGACAGAGCTTCCCTGGGCATCCATACTTATCCGGTAGATACCGAAGGATACGAGCAGGCCCAGCCGGACAAGCAGGCTTTTTATGCCGCTGAGATGACCCCATTTAATTTCGATGACCTTACCCCGGTTAAACTCTATGGGGAGTTGGGAATCTACGCCCCAGTTACCGGTGTTTATTTTACAGAAGACTTTTTTGGGGCATTTGGTCATTTTGAAGACACAGAAGGCACATTACTCCCGGTTGGTGCTGGAACTGACTATCCCGATTTTACGGTTGGCACTTCTTTTAAGATGGGAGGTCAGTTATTTACAATTGAAAGGTTGTCCGACAATGTGGAAATGGTATTCCTTACCCGGCCAGTCGGGGCTTCAAAGGGCGATGTGTTTGATAATGGTTCATGTATTTTTCACCTGCCCAGTGTATTATCCCTTGTAACCACCACGGGCCACACGGTAGCCGCAGGGGTTTCCAATTACCAGAGTAATGCCGGAGGTTTTATTGTTGGGGATACCCGATTAACTGATTTTTACCCAGATGCCAGCATGAAAACATTGAGTTTTAATTTCCAGACGGATGTTGCTTCTGGTCAAAGAATGTTCCTTATAAGTATTCCAGGTTTTCTGGAAATAGCGGTTGCTGAGCCCTATGACTATATGCAGGTAGCAACAGGTAACGGGGTGATAACAAATTCAGTGCAAATTGATTTAGACACTCTGACTTATTTTGTTTGTTTTTGTTTTTCCGGGAGCAACACAACCGTTTATGTGGATAACATGACAACCGTGAAAGCTACCTTGCCAGCCGTTGTTTTCAATGGGCAATCCCCCCTGGCTATAAATGCACAAGTGGGCTACGGGAGTTGTAATCCTGTAAGCTATAAGGTTTTTTTGAGTAATATCCGGGCCTTCAATGCGACTTTAGACGCCACCGCAAGAACCACTTTGATGGGGACCAGTTTAAATAAAACACCGGTGCCATTACTTGTTGATGTTGTGTCCACAACGGCCTCCGAAGAAAATATAAAAAGCGTTTCAAAAAAGGATATTGTTACTTTCAGTCCTTATTATTCTGGCATTTCTTTTTTTAAAAACAGCCCACCGGTGGGGTTTAAGGTTGATCTTGCTGCGACATTAAAGAACCCTAATCCCACAATATTTGATGCGCTTAATGTTGGCCCAAATGTTATCAGAGTACCCCAGGATTATTCGACAGTAGTGTTGGCCGTAGCAGCCGCTGTACACGGGGACATTATATTAATCACACCAGGAACTTATGTGGCACAGGTAACCATTACGGATAAAATTGTGCATTTAATAGGGGATACCGACGATCCGGTGGGCAACCCTATACGATTCACAGCATCTAATAGAGCCCTCACTCTAACATCCACTGATACAGGTGTTCCTCCGGACATGTACGAGTCTTTTGGAGACCTGCCAATGGTGATTCAAAATATCACCTTTACCCAGGCACACACGTCCACTGAGGGTATACAGGTAAGTCGCCGTAATCATCATAGGAGATTGCGGTTTGATTTTGTGAATTGCAGCTTCACTAATACTGGATATCTTTTTAATTTTCAGTATGACACGGCGTGCATTATGAGATTTTTTAACTGTGATTTTACCCGTGGGGCAAGTTACAATACGTTTTACAACTTCAGATCTGATTTTTTTAATTCCGGTATTATAGAGCTTTACAAATGTAGATTATACCAGGCGATCTCCATTAACGGTACGGGCACATTAACCTACAATGACAGTGTGCTTGTAGCTACTGATGGGTATGGGTTTTCTTATCCGGCAGATTACAACCTTTTATCCGATACAGTAGTTGAACCGATTTACTTTTCAATTTCCCCGGATATCCTTACGGAAGATCAAGCCAATGTTAAGATAGGCATAGACCTGTCTTTGCACCCGGAATTATTTGACGAAGTTTCAGGCACCTCTGACTTATCAGTTATTTTTCAGGACGGTAGCTTTTTAGATATAGAAGTTGAGACCTTTGATGCTGTGAACAAAAAAGGCTTATTGTGGGTCTCTTTGCCCGTGGTGTCCTCCAGTGAAATAACTTATTTCGCATTGATTTATGAAAGTTCAGATAGTGCTATTGGTGGCCCGGAAAGCGATGATGCCCATAATGTTTGGGCAGACTATGACGTGGTATACCACATGACAGATGATCCGGTTGGAACGGGTGCCGTGACAAATAGTGCTTCTGACAGCTATCATGGTACTCCCAGTGGCATGGCGATCAGTGATAGGAGCTATGCCCCCTTAAGTGGTTATGAATATAGTTTTGACGGGACAAAGAAAATAACCATTGCCGATCTGTATCCGGCAAAAGAAATTGAAGGCACCATTGAGGTGGTGTTTAAGACCACCCAGACTGACGGCCATATTCTTTCCCAGGATGCCGACGGATGGAATGACCGGGACGTTAACATTTCAATCGGCGATCCCACGGGTGTTGTCAGCACGGTTGCAGACGGATATCTTAATTTTGAGGCCCAGGGGCCGGGAACCAGTGAGGTAAACAATATCACCTCAACAGTGGCCGTGAACGATGGGCAGTATCATTATGCCGGGGTCACCTGGTACCGGGATAATTTAGGATTGGTACTGGATGACGCCATTGATGTTGCCGCCTTAGACTATAAGATGTGGCCTGGCACAGGCAATGTGATGGTGGGGACCAACGGAACAACGTTTCTCACCGGGAGTATTGGCGAAATTCTGATAGCCGACACCTTTAAGAGTGCTGAATATCATAGGCTGATTAACGCAAGTATGGACTTGTCTTTGTTCAGTTATTCTTTTGGCACCAATACCATTACAGCGACGTTTATCTCAGCCAAGGCACTCACAAACGTGCCGTTAAAAATTGACCTGGAGGCTACCGGGTTGTCAGCGGGGGATATTGCAGCATTCCTCGCAAGCCCTCTTAATATAATTGCCGCTTCGACAACAGATACCAGCTTAAAGGTCGAAATGCTTGATTGGGCCACAGGTGTTGCCGCCCCATTGTGGGTGTTGCTTGATAATGTCGCCATAGGCTATAATTCGATCACTCTTACAGTAGGGGCCGGGGCAAATTCTGATAGTGGTGCAATCGGTTCAGCAACCGGCCAGGAAGTCTTCCAAGATTTTCTTGCAGTTTATCATCTTTGTCAGGACCCGTCAGTCGCCATAATTGACAGTACAGGAAACAACTCCAATGCCATCCCGGTGAACATGGACGCCACAAACCTGGTAAACGGCGTAACAGTTTTTAATGGTACTGATGAAGCCTTGAACCTGGGTGCTTTATTTGATTCTGTGCAGAATTCCGGGCAGATTTACATGACTATAAAAACTTCCCAGGCCAGTGCCCCCTTATTGATGCAAGGGATTGAGGGAGTGCAATTAATTGCAACAGGTGCTGTAAAAGCCGATGTAACCAATACAATGGAAGGTACGACGGCTGTGAGTGATGGGGATTGGCATGTGGTAACAGTGGCCCATGACCTTCATAAACGAGATTTATTTGTCGATGGGGTGGATGAAATTCCATATGGCATTTTCGGTTCAGACGGCAATTCCGATGTAATTTTGGGGGGCAATTATCTTGGTTCTTCTTTTGTGGGAAATATCCCTGAATTTAGGATTAAGACCGACGCCGAATACCAGGAAAAATTAATCCTAAATGGCAAATTATGGAAAGAGACCCTTGTCGATATCCCAAATGACCCCCAAATGATCCCCGTGTTCAGTTTCGATGGGGGAAGCACCTATTCTGTTTGGACTGGTACATGGAGAGCTGTAGCGTCTATTGACGACGCCATCCATGGGGAAACAGGCAACGAGGAGTGGCATTACATATCTGGGGAAGATACATGGTTTAAATCAACGATAAATACTCTTAATGAAGCACTGTTGGAATCCGCCGAATACCCTGAAAACAGAAATCATGTGGATACCATTTACAATCTTACGTCAGAAGAATGGACTTCAACCGGGGGCATGTCATCGGATGGCGAGCTTCAGTGCGCCTTTGTTTTCAACTCCTGCATAGAAGGTCTGTGTTCTGCGATTGAAAATGTTACGATTGATGGAAATATGGTTTACGGTTTCGGGGCCATTGATCTTAATGCTTTTAGTGGGCTTATAACCGGATCAAGTATTGGCTGGAGTATCAGCATCACAGACCCAGCCTATGATTATTCACAGGTTCAGGTCTATTCGTGCATTACGGGGGGTACATGGCAGGCTTGCACGAGAGATGGAGCGATCCCTGGGATAACGGCTGGAATGACAACTACAGGTCTGAAAGTGTATTTTAAGGCAGTAGCCCCCTTGGGCCTTCCTGAAAATTCAAAGATGGTTCTAATCCCGCGCATAATTTAAACCGGAGATAAAAATATGAGTGCATATACGCCTGATGAAATCCTTGATCTTGTAATTGACCAATACATGCTTGCAGATGAAGAATCCGTTTGTAACGCACAACCGACAACATATTTTAACGCTTGCTGGCCTGAAATGTGGTCTGCAGATACAGTGTTTTCCCTGGGCGAAACAACAAGGCCTCCGACAGACAATGGTTTTATTTATGAATGCACAATTGCAGGAACCGGCGGAGCAATTGAACCGGTATGGGCAACTGTACAGGACGCAACTTTTTCAGACGGTGCTGCAACCTGGAAGGCCCATGAGAATTATGCCCTGATTAATGCAACGTTAAATGAGGAAGATAAAGTAAAAGGCGACGGCCCCATAGATGGCAGAGCGATAACTATTGCTCAAAAAATGGGCGTGCTTGTGCATACCGATGGCGTCGTAAGCCATACCGCCCTAATCGACAATGCAAATAAAAAATTGAAAGTGGTTACCACCTCTTCAACGTCTTTGGACGGGGATAATTCTGTTTTATCCGGGAGAACGACACTTTTGCATGAACTTGTCCTTGTGGTCCGCGATCCCGCAATCGCATCATAGGGAGTAATAAATGTCGGATTATCCATTAACAGATAGTATTGACATTTTACTTAGGTTTACCGGTTTTTATGATACCCCGGAAGCCGGGGAGCCGCTGTTTTTAAATTTTGGGAACAGTATTTCCCCAAATAACCTTGACATCGTCACCTCTGTATCTGGGTCGGATATTACGATTTTTGAAACTGATTATCCACTGCAGCGCAGTGTGGATATTTTATTAAGATTCATAAACCCATACGAGACCCCAGAGCCAGGGGATTCGATAACTCTACGTTTCGGCACCATCGGAAGTCTTGAAATAATTTCAAAGACTTCCGATATCAGAATTATTGCAAACCAGCACACTGTTTCAGGGATCAGTGTTGTTGCATCCGATACGTTAAACATAAGGCAAAGCTTTGCAAATCATGAAGTTGAAGTAATTAGAGAGATTTATAATGCTTCAGTTAAAATTTGCATCACAAGCTCCAACCATTTAGTTGAACATTTGCCTGATATTGTATCCAATGACGCAGTAATAGATGTTTTATTTCAAGCCTCTTCAATAGGTGGAGGGCAACCCAACGACCTTCCAATGGGTCTTTCAACGGGTGGATTAAGATCATCCTGGTTTAAGGCCCAAAATGAAGTTGGTAGAGATTTTGTTTTCCCCTGGGCGGGCCCTGATAATGTTGTGTTGAAAAACAGGGCACTATGGGAAACTTCGAAAGACATAGTCCAGCAAACAAAAGCCCCTTTTGACGTACAAATGGATAAAGAGGACTCCCGTATTGGAGCCCAATGGGGGCAGTTTGAAAACCACCAGGATAGAAAAACAGAAGCTCCCTTTATCGGGATTATGTCGTTCTTTGACAAATTTGAAACTGCAAAATGGGATAAACAAACCCTCAGAGATAAAAAAACAGTAAACAATTACAAAAACACCATGGGCATTAATGGGGATTTTAAAGACCGGCACGTCAGTAAAAAATGGGATAAATCTCTTTATTACGACAAACACAAACGCAATGATTTTAAAAACAATAAGCCCGGATCAATAACGGATAAGCACCATGGGACATATTGGGGGCCATATTGGTATTCACTCTGGTGTCAGGAAAAATATTTCCCATACCTTGAAAATGAAGATATCAAACTTGTATTGAAAACCGACGTACCCCCGTTGATCAGCACAAGCTTTGTCGAAGCAGGCAACGCGCGATGCCCATTTGCCTATTGGTATACGGGAAACCGCGATAGCTTTAAGCCGATTATCATACCGTCAGACCAACTGTTTACAGAAAGAAAAAAGGTCTATTATATGCTTAACTCTGCATTCATCAAACGTATATCAGATAGCGCAGACATACATTTTAAGTCCGTCTCGATGTCAATTGATAGGGATAGCTGGACATGGGATTTTAATATCACACTGATGACCAGGGATGCCCTTGAATTGATTCGGCCGGTAAACGATACGCTGATTGATATTGAAATAAACATTAACGGCTGGAAGTGGACATGCCGGGTGGAAAACTGGTCTGAATCCGTTTCCTTCGGTCAGCGGGCATGGACAGTGTCCGGGCGAAGCCCGTCTGTTGAACTGGGCGAACCATATCTTGTTGAATCTGCTTTTTCAAATGCAGAGGGGCATGGCGGGCAGGTGGTTGATGATATCCTGGAATATACCGGCTGGTCGGCAACCTGGTCCCATGACGATTTCAACCCGCACATGGAGTGGCTGATTCCGGCAGCCACGCTGAATTTATATGATTCGTCCAAAATCCAACAGATACAATCTATTGTGCAGGCAGTCGGGGCATTTATCCAGACCGTACCGGATACCAATGCCGGGCAGGGATTTGTAATCCACCCGACATATAAGCGCAACCCATGGAACTGGGGGTCTCAAATTACACCCACGGTATTTTTAAATGATGCCGTCTGCCATGAATATGGTCGAAGCAACAACATAATCAAGCCCGTTAACTCTGTTATTGTGTCAGGCGAGAATGCCGGCATCATTATAGACGCAACAAGAGATGGCACCGCAGGGGATAGCCCCGCTGCAATGATTATTGATTCACTTATCACAAGCCAGGAAGCGGGCGTAGAACGGGCAAGGCATGAGATAGGTAAAACAGGATTCTGGATAAATCACTCCATGCGGCTGTTTTCACTGATGCCCCCAGGGGGAGCGCCTGGCCTTATGCTGCCAGGCACCTTCATTAATATGAGTGAAACAGGTTTTACCGCCTGGATCGGGCAGGTTACTGGCACTCAAATATCGGCAGCCTGGTCAAATAGCCTGGAAGTTTCCCAGCAGATCGAAGTGGAGCAATTTTATGGGTAATGTCTGGCGGCAATTTGAGGAACTGTTGCCAAAAAAGAAACAGTTCATTGGGGAAGTAACTAGCGTAAACGCCGTGGATAAAACCTGCACGGTTAACATGGTGGGTGGTGGTACGTTTGTTGTAAAAGGCGATGATGTAACGGTGGGCAGTTTTTATCTGATCGAAGATGGGGAAGTCAAGAGGGAAGTCCCGGGCTTGTCAAGTTATACTGCTACAATTTATTAATTATTTCAATGCGATAAAAGAAAGGGAAAGCGACATGACAGATCATGATTCAATTTTTTCAATCCTGCAGCAACAAGAGCGCATATTAGCAAGTCAAACTGCGCAGCTGGTAAATATTGAAAAGTCTCTCGTGACAATGGCTGTGCAGGGGAAAGAGATCTCGCATATGAATAGTCAGATTGAAGCAATCTGGAAAAAATATGACAATGCATTTGGCCCGGACGGAACAGTTTCAAAACTTCAGGCCTGTGCGGCCAGCTGCCCGCGGGAAAATGTCAAAACGAATTTATCAATGCAGTGGGTAGCAATAGGGTCTATCATTGCTTTGCTCGGCGTGCTCAAAATTTGGGGGTGAAACATGGACCACAAAAAACTTAAAAAAATGCTGATTGAACATGAGGGGATAAAATACGCCCCATATAAATGCACTGCTGGCAAAACAACCATAGGGATAGGCCACAATTTGGACGATAAAGGCATATCAAAAGCAGTTGTGGATCTCATGTACGAAGAAGATGTCGAGGAGGTTTTATCAGATCTAAACACCCTTTTTGATAATTTCGATGCACTGCCGGAACAAATACAGCTCGTTTTAGCTGATATGCGTTTCCAACTTGGGGCCAGTGGATTTAGAGCGTTTAAGTTAATGATTCGGGATGTAAAAAATAAGAACTGGCCAGGGATGATCTTTCAGATGAAAAAAACCAGGTGGTATCAACAAACCCCGGGCCGGGTTAACGATTTGATAAGTATTATTATGGAGCTTGCATAATGGAACTTTCAGAGTTTTATAAAAGCCTTCCTGTTGTTGCCGTATGTGATTCAATTAGCCTTGGGATGCTTGTTGGATATAAACTCGCTGCGCCCGACAGCTTCTGGTATTATTCAGGGTTTGGAAATGATCTGGGCGATGTCATCAATGGTTGTGGCCCTGGCGGGCTTGGTGATTTATTAATCCCAGATAGAGTGTATGGTCTGAATATTAAACCGGCTTGCAAGATACACGACTGGATGTACACGATTTACAATGATGAGGTTGGTTTCGATCTTGCAAATCAAATATTTCTGGACAACATGATCAGGATAAATAATGCTGCAACAAAAAGCAGGCTGCTCAAATATTTAAGATCCCGGCGCATTTTAAAATATTACAGAGCTGTACGAAATTTTGGCAGGCTGTTTTTTTATGATGCCCATGTTGACTTGTATAACAATCAAACCGTTTATGCATAGGTTTTTTATGTGGGCTGATGTATGCTGGCTGGTCATAAATATGACCAAAAACACAAAATAAAAAAGGTCTCGGAAAACCCCGAAACCCTTGTCCTGAGTTGGTCGGGATGAGAGGATTTGAACCTCCGACCCCCTCGTCCCGAACGAGTGGAACCGTGTTTAACTTATTATATTTATTTGGTTTCTATGTCTTCGCATTGGTCATAAGGAATTTATGACCGGTTATGACCAATGCCCTTATTTTATCCTTTCCCATTTTTCCCTGGCTCCTTGCCGTTTTCAGGCTCCACATTTTCCAGTGATGGGATCAAGTTTATCTGCTCCCTTAGCTGCTCAACTGACGTGTGCTGATATATCCGGGTGGTGGTGTCGGTCCTGGAGTGCCCAGCAATCTGGGAAACGGATTTCAGATCCCCACCGCCGGCAAGCATCATGGTCACCGCAGCATGCCGGAAATCATATAGACGAATCCGCCGGGTGATACCTGCCCGGCGTTTTGCATTCCGGTATGCTGTCTTCACAGAACTAAGCGGCTTATCATTGAATGTGATGATCTCAGGGGCAAGCTTGTCCTGGTCCTCTTCATCCCAGCGCAATAAATCTTTTTCAAGGTCCGGATGCAGGGGAACGTCACGGTATGGTATCCCGCGTTTCTTTGCCGACACGATGTAAATGGACTTCCCCTGGAAGTCTACATCATCCCAGGTCAAGCCGAACAACTCCCTTGCCCCAGGGCGCAGGCCGGTGAAGTATGAAATTTTTAAGGCCCGGATTAGATGAGGGGCTGCATGGGCCAGGATAGCTTTTACCTCCGCAGGCGTGGGCGGCTTGCTGCGTTTATCATCTTTTTTGGGTTTCTTGTGGCCCAGGACCGGATTTGACAGGAGGTATTTTTTTTCAACGGCCCAATTCATTATGGCCTGGATGTCGCAAAGTTCACGGTTAACTGACGACCTGGACACCATCTTTGGCCGGCCGTCCGGCAAGGAAACTGGTACTGCTGTTTTCCTGCTCCCGGATCCCCGGGTCACGGTCTGCTGCGTTGAGAGTCTTTTTTCAACATAGTCATCCAGGCGCTTGTGGGTGAGCCCGACGGCCTGCAGGTGTCCGATCTCCGGAAGAATGGTACCGGTCAGGGAATAATATAGATTCTTTTTTGATGTTTCTTCCAGATCAATCAGGCCTTTTATCTGGATATACTCCGCGGCCAGCTCCCCAAATGTCACGCCCTGGTGGACCGGCACCGGTTCTTTGTTGTAGCCCCGGATCACGCCGGAGGCTTTGAGTTCTGCATCCCGTTTTTCTGCCAGGCGCTGGGCTTCCGGGCCACGACCGAAGAACTCCCTTTTTTGTTTCCCGTCCAGGGTGTAATAGCAAAAAAACCGCCCGTCTTTTTTTTGTCCTACTGCCATTTTATTTCAAGGACATCAAGACCGTCCAGCGGTTCCGGTTTTCTGATCAAGTTGGCGCTGAAGGAAATCCGCCTTGAATTCAAAAAACAGGCTGCGCATAGCTGCTTCATACGCACGGATATTGGCTTCATTGGCCTTGGTGCTGCCTTCGATAACGCCTTCTAATCTTGATACTCTTTCCCTTAAATCAACCATGGTGTTTTCAAGGGCAGCCATACGAGTGTCTATCTGATCCATTCGCGGCTTCATGGCTTCCCGGATCGCCGTATGAAAGGTTTCTTTTGTCAATGTCTCTATCCAGGACACGGGTGTTCTCCATTTTGTTTGGTTTAAACTGTTATTGTTTCAGTTTTCATGAGAAAAAACAGTTTTGACTTATCTATCCTTCACTGATTCCCAACTGCTGCCGGATCAGCCTGCATGTCAGGTCTTTTATTTCTGGATGACGCGGGACTGGTGAAACTTTGCCGTTGGCTGGGTTGGTGTATAGATCATGCCTGCTGCCGTGGCGTTTCAGGTAACAGCCATTGGCGACAAGCTCCTTAATAAATTTGTGCCGCTTCATGCAAAGTTCAGGTCGATTTCTTCAGTGTGAAGTTCAGGTACCGGAAGCCCCATGGCGTCCTCAAGAATAAGTCTGTAGGCATCGGCAATGTTCTCTTTGAGTTCTTCAAGTGTTTCTCCCTGGCTGATGACGCCAGGGATCTCCTGTAAACGGCCTACGTACCAGCCGTCGTCTATGCCGTATATCAGTGTGAATTTCATGGTATTTCCTGCAACCTGGACTTCCCGGACATCAAGGCCATCCAGGCTTGAATTGATTGCTTCCAGATATTCCTGAATAGCTGATTTGATATTCTCAATGGCTTCATCCTCAGTACTCCCTTGAGACCAGCACCCGGGCAAGCCAGGCACTGAAACGCTGTAACCTTCGTCTGATTTGTGAAGCGCTATTTTGTATTTCACTTGTCGTGGTCCTTTCTGGTAAACGGTATGATCCGGCAACTATTCTTCTCCGTTGGAGGTTCTCTTTTTTAATTAACTGCCAGAAGTGACTTTTTTGCAACTTCTGGCAGATCGATCGGATTGTGTCCCAGGGGTTACCCAGGTCTATATCTTACCAGGGTTTAAATCGGCAAAATTTTTGAACAGTCTTTGGTACCATTCAATTTTAACCTTCTCATCCTTATTCAACCCCATGGCGGTTATGGTTTCATTAAAGCACACAGCATTGAGAATCCTTAAATGGGGTGGTTCGTCGGCTTCAATGCTTAATTTTTCAGCCTGGACGGATTTAAAAAATTTGCTGTCCGGATTCTCCGCCACCATGATCTTTTTTTCCAACGCGATGAACCGGCGGGAAAGGTCTTCATATTCCCTGGACTTTGCCGAGGAGGAAATAACCAAGTCTATGGTTGAAAAGATGGCGATAACCGCCGCAAGAACCATCTGAAGAGCAGGGTTTGACTGTTCTGTGAGAATGGTCATAAAAATAGCTGTGCCGCTGATGGCTGTTAAAAATGAAGCCACATTATGGAAGCTGTCAAAGAACCGTTTCCGATGATTGTGGTAGCGGATTGAGCTTCTAATCTCAAAAAGCAAGTTGTGTTGTATTGTTTCAAGAGCCTGATTTTCCATTGTCGTTTCCCTCCTGTGGGCCTGTCGGGCCAGGGACGGGCCGGTCACTCATAACCCATTCACCTGAAGGATGTTTGGATTTACCGGAATTTTCCCTGAAAGTGCCCTGTTTACCTATAATTCGTTCAGTTTTTTCTTCCTTTCCGGAATTTCGATCTCTGTCATTCATGATAAAGCCTTTATATCTTATTTTCCACTTCATTTTCTGGTAAAGGGTATGATCTGGGGATTGGTATTGTGTCCCCGGAATTCATTGCTTGTGATTCTTCCATCATTGTTATCCTTAATGCTCAACACTGCCACCATGAAGCAGAATTTGAATGGTTAATTGAAAAAATCAGGGATTCTCCTGGAATTCAAATCTGCTTGACAATTAATCGCTATAATATTCCTTAATGGCTTCTCTATATTTATGAAAGTCAGTCATTTTTCCACTCTTAATGTACCGTTCCTTATATTTATCCACGTGCTGCGCATCTATACTTTTAAGCATTGAATCACTGTTTTCCCTATAAGATTTTGTCCGGGTTGTCACACTGTTCGAATTATACTGTGAATCACCTCCACCTTCTTCGCCAGGGTATGTTATCCATAGGCCCTTCCGTGTTTTTAGAGGTCTGCCAAGGCAATCTCTCGGGACGTTTTTTTCGTAGCTATCATTCTCCTGGAGATCTCCTTGTGCTCCGGTCATTGTTTCCTGCCGTTTTTTTTGAGCAACAATTTTTTCCGCTCGTTCCGCCACAATCTTTTCATATTGTTCTTTGCTAATTTCTTCCCCATCAGGGGAAAAATAAGTGACACCTCCAGCATAGGTAATGGATATAAAAATTATGGTAAAAAAAACAATCGTAGTGAATGTAAAGAATAGGCGCTTCATGAATTGCCTCCAGAATAGCTTTTTAGCGAAAAAAATCATGGTTCAACTGATATTCTTTGTTCCGTCTTTTTGATAAATGGGATAATCCGGCATTTAGTCTTCTCCATTTGCTGTTCTCTTTTTTGATGATTCTTCAACGATTTTTTTCTTTTGATATTGAATATAATCAAGGACAGACAGAAGTTTGTCTTTGTCTAAGTCTTCGAGTTCTGCAAGCTCTTCGTTTATTTTTAAAGCTAACTCTTTCTGACGGAATCTTTCTATAACCTGGCGGTGGCGTTCTGTTGTTATATCTGTTCTCGGATATTCTTCTTTTTGGCTTAGCCTTTTTTCCAGTTCGGATAATCTTTTTTCAATTTCAGGTTCATCATGCTTTGGTCTTGCCAATATCGCCTTTCCTTCTGTCATCATTTGTTCATGAGATATCTTCGTAACCTCTAAAATAGCTACCCGAACGTCGTAACCAGGTTGAGTCCTACCACGAATATAAGAGGAGATTGTTGTTGGGTCGCAATTGATTTCTTTTGCAAGTGCCTTGGCTGTAATCTTTTTGTCATCTTTTATAAATTTTTTCAGCCACGCAGCAAATATTTTAGGCTCATTATCCATAATAATTAACATAACACACCTAATGCAGGTTTTTAAATTCACATTATTGTCAATAAAGACAGGATATTGTATATAATGTTGACAAATTGTCACTTTTCGCTTGACTATTGTCATTATTCGTATAAAAATGACAACCATGATGACACAAAATGACATAGCTGCTGTAATTGGTGCAGTTGACAAAACATATGTCAACAAACTGCTTAACGGCAAACGTTCGGTCTCCTGGCCCCTTGCCGAACGCCTGGCAGAACTATTCCCGGGCCGGACAATCCAGCAGTGGAAAAAAGCAAAGCCAGAAGAACTCAAACGCGCATTCGCGCAACTTAACGAGGTGGCATAATGCCCAGCTGCTCAGAACCTAACCAAAACTGCGTCAAATATATTGCAGCGTCGCACCTCTATTATGAAAAAAACTTTTCGGTCATGTCTGACATCGAGTTTGACATGCTCTGCATGGACCTTTACGGCCAGTTCGAAGAGATCACTCATTGGGCAAAATCGTTAATAGACAAAGACGCGCTTCTGGCCGGAACAGGTTTTTATCTTTGGGGCCGGACGCCTGGTGCAATCATCGGTATTGCCGACCTTTGGAAATCAGACATTGAAGACGGCTTGGTGCAGGCTGGCATAAACCCGAAACGCGCAAAACAGGAGGCATAAAATTGAACGATCTTGCGACAGCCATTACACCCGAAATTCAGGTCAAAATTGATGCTGTCAACCGGGCGAAAGAAGAGCTTGAATACAGTGCCATTAATCTTGGCAAACGGCTTTGTGAGCTGAAAGACTCTTGCCCCCATGGGGGTTTTACTCAGATCGCAGAGCAGTATACTGGGTTGAAGAAAAGTCACTGCCAAAACTTGATGAGGATATATAATACTTTCGGTCAAAAACCCAGTCGACTGGGCTTTTCAACTCAAGTCCTCATCGAACTCACCAACGCCCCGGAACCAGAAAAGCTCCTCGAAGACTGCGAACCAAACATCACTGTCAAGGAAGCCAAGGAAAAAGTCAGGCTGGCCAAAGCAGAGGCCAGAAAAGAAGCGCTCCAGGGCAGCTTTGACAAAATGATACCAATGTTGAAAAAGCAAGTCGAGAATGGTCTCATAAGCGAAGAAGAAGCGCTTAAGCATTCTATCTTGGATGAAAAAGCCCAGGCGAACTTCGTTAAATCCGAGCTGGATAAAAGGGCTGAGAATTCAAGGGCCGAGCGGGATCGGGCCAGGCTGGGCGAATTAGGCGAAGAAATAGACAAACTAAAAGCCGAAAAAGAACGACTTGAAGGACTGGCCAGCCCCGACACCTCTAAATTGATTGCGGATAAAGAATTTGAAATCAAAAAGCTCAAAGACGAATTTCAGCGCAAAGAATTTGAACTTCGCAAGGAAGCCGAAAAGCAGGCGTCAGAGCTTCACGAAAAGCGTTTCAAGGAACAGATAATTTCTCTTGAAGAGGAAAAGAAGAAGCTTGAGCGTCAAAAGAAAGAGGCCAGCGACAAGGCATCCGCGTCCTGGGGCAAATACAAGGACATGCAGTCAGAAATAGACAAGCTTAAGTCTCAGTTAGAGGTGGATAACCCCACCAATGTGGACAATGCCAGAGAGCGCCACATCCAGGATGCTGGCAGGGGCTTCCTGATAAGTATCAACGAACTCAGAAAAGACATGGATAAACTTGGCGGAGGAATGGAAGCTTCCCTGGAAACTGCCAATGAAATCATAAAAAAAGCGACTCTTGAGCTGGCAAAACTCCAAGAGTCACAAAATGCAATCATTAATATTTAAACGCCCAGCACGAAGGGCGACATTAAAAGGACTGTAACATGAGTTTTAATTTTGAGCAAGAACGGGTTTTAGAACATAAGTATCAGGGCGTTTTGAACTACGTCGATTCAAAGCATTTTCTCGACGAAACGCCTTATACGGCGGCAAAAATCAACGGTGCAATCAAAAGATTCTGCAACGCTGAGGGTGCCGAAACGCCAAAGAACTTCATTGACATGGAATTGTTTGTAAACGACTTGGCGGATTTCTGGCTTGACGCCAACCCGGAAGCCCACGACCAGGGGGAGCATATTCTCCACGAGTCTCTATCCAATTACATCGCCTTCGCAATCGTCTGGAAGCACAAATCAAAATCGTCCGGTATTTATGAACCCGAGTTAATGGCCAAATGCGGTGCCATGATCGTATTTAAAAACACTCTTGGGCAAGTGATTAAGATTCACAATTCATGCGTCAAAAGAAACCCTGTTTTAAAAAGGGAAGAGATTGCCAACGGGTTGATTGACGGATTTGCATTGTTGCTCCCAATGGTGGCGAACAGCCAGATCCCAGCCCCAAAAGAAGAATTAACGAGACTCGTAGGGGCCTATATGGCTGGGAATGAACAGGTCCTCCAGATCGCAGGATCACTTATGCCCATGCTTGGAGATGAAGCCTAAACCAATAATGTCAAAGAGCAATTGAGGTTAAATGATCGCAATAGTCAGCAAGGAGGCAATAATGAATATCGAGCACGATAAATTAACGGAACAGTACACGCTGAAGATCCCGGAAGTTTTGAAAGTTGCCGTCTCATCTCTATCTCCTTCTCAAAAAAAACAGCTTAACAGTCAACTTATGGTTTTAATGGCCGAGGTCGTTCACCACAGCCGCTTTAATCCTGAAACCTATTTAACCACCGGTGATGATTGATCGCAAAGGAAACAAGGGAAACTTTGTCCTTCATGGTAGGCATCACACAAAACAAGGAGCATTCAGATGTATAAATACGATGAAACCTGGAAGCATTTATCCAAATCAATTGAAGAGGTGAAAATTGACGGCGACGCCATCAGGCGCAACAGGATGTTTAGCAAAATCACAAAACGTCTCTGCTGGTCGATCTTGATGGCAGGCATTGGATACGCCTTGGCATATTACCACTGGATGGCCTGGGCAGAGAAGTTCCTATAATTTTCAACTACCCCAAAATAGAGAACATAAATTGTCCATACCGGAAGTCACAGAAGCGGATCGGATGCTCAAGATCATTGATGACACGATCCGTGACCTCAAATTAAGACGGGCGGAGATCGTTGCGACCCTTCCCAGGGAGCGCACGAAAGGCCGCCGCATTACGCACCTGTCAGCGCCTGGGTTACCGCCCAGGCCTATAAAACGGAGGGAAGAGTGATGGATCAAGAACAATGTGAGCACAGATTGTCAGCAGTCGTGCACTGCAATGGACGGATCAGAGAACGGTTAAACAGGAAACCTGACACAAGGGCAGTGGATAAGATGCGCCTGGCGCTGCTCAATAATAATTCAGATTGTTTTACCCGGCAGGTATCAGCCGACTCGATCGTCGGGATCGTCAGGTATCAAAACATTTGGACACGGGCTGTGCTGGACACCAGGCTTGGCGTTGTTGTGACGGTGGGGGTTTAGGATGGGGAAAAAGAAAGATATCAA